ACCCAACATTGACTTGGGAGTACGCTACAATAGTGGCCTGATAGGAAAAGGATAAAATGCCAACAACTACCAATTATAGCTGGACAACACCAGCAGACACCGATCTTGTTAAAGATGGTGCAAGTGCAATTCGCACGCTTGGAACTGCAATTGATACAACAACCAAAAATCTTAATCCATCAACAACTCTTGGCGATATTGAGTATCGTTCATCCACTGCAAATACAAACACTAGACTTGGAATTGGAACAACTGGTCAAGTATTAACTGTTTCAGGTGGAGTTCCTGCTTGGACTACAATTTCAGCAGGTGGTTTTACTTTATTATCAACAACCACTTTATCAGGCTCATCAACAACTATAACAGTCGCGGCAAATTCATATAGACAACTTATGGCTGTTGCTGAAGGCATTGACGCTTCTGTAAACCATAATCCTTATATTCAAATCAATAGCGTAACTGGTGCAACTGCTTACAGACCAATGATTTATGGAAGTGCTAGTACTGCTGGAATTGTAACAGCAACAAATGGAATCTATCTAAATTTCCCAGGCAGTCAAGGATTTGGAACTTCTAATAATAATGTTGTTATAACAACTTTTTATAATCCAAATAGCACAACAATGCAAGCAGTATCAAACCAAAGCGCATATTTTTATAGCGAAGATAGCACAATTTCTACACAAACAAATAATGTCGCAGTCGATCCTGCTGCTGTAATTTCAAGCATAGTTTATAAAACAGACAGCACTTATACCGCTGGCACAGTTAAATTATATGGAGTGAACTAATGACAAAACCAATGGTAAGAATTCACAATACTGAAACAGATGAAATTATTGATCGCGAAATGACTGCTGCTGAGTTAAAAGTATTTGAAGCAGAGAAAAAAATTATTGCTGGTTATAAAGTTGAAGCCGAAGCAAATGCTGCCGAAAAGCAAACAATTTTAGATCGCATTGGTTTAACTGCCGATGAACTTAAATTGATACTTGGCTAATGAAGCCTTGGTTATCTAAAGCTGCTGAAACCTTTAGGGAACAAGTAAATGACTGCTTCCCTGATCGCAAGCGCACAAGTGATGGATGGATTGGTGATGCTCGCCATTCAGCCAGAGTCAGTCAGCATAACCCGAACGAACGCGGTGAGGTATGTGCCATCGACATTGACGCTCGCTTATCTGACCAAGAAGGAATTAGTTTCGATTTGGCAGATCAGATTCGACAGGCAGCAAAAAAGGATAAGCGTTTTTTGTATGTGATTCATGCTGGTAAAATTGCATCAGCAAAGTCGCTTTGGAAATTTAGAAAATATCGTGGGATAAATCCCCATCATAAGCATATTCATATTTCTTTCAAGCCAAATCAAACTGGCGAAAAGTTCGACATCCCACTACTGAAAGGCAACTAATGAAACTATCTAAAAAACACAAAGCAGCAATTAAGTCATATTTGAGAGCTGTAGCAGCTAGTGGAATAACAGTTGCTTTAGCAATAGTGGCTGACATTCATCCAGCCTATGCAACTTTGCTTGGTGCAGTTGTTGCTCCAATAGCAAAGGCGTTAGATCCAAAGTCCGGGAGCGAAGTAGATTATGGCCTTAGTGAAAAATGAGTCCAAACGAATGGGTCGCCTTTGGCGTTGGCGTCTGCGCAATTGCAACAAGTTTATTAGTGGCTCTGCGTTGGGTTATTAAATCTTACCTTTCAGAGTTAAAGCCCAACTCAGGGTCATCTATGAAGGATCAATTAAGTCGTCTTGAAAAGCGTGTCGATGACTTATTTACTTTAATTAGCAAGTCATAATTTAATCATGGCGAACACACGAAAACGCACACCACGCAAAAAGGTTAATCGGAGAGTAGTTCGCCACACTCCTGAGCCATTGACTAAACTAGATCAATTCTACATAGCCAAACATGAGATATTCAAAGCTGCTCGCCGTGCAGGATTCTCTGAGTCGGTTGCTTTATATTTGATGGACAGCGATCGAATGCCAGATTGGATAGTCGGAGATGGCAACATAATTCCAGTTATTCCAACTCCAGATGAGGATGACGATTAATTAAAGCCAACCGCAGGTATTTAGTTACGCCAGATTTACAGATTCCGCTTCACCATCCAAGAGCTGTTGCCAACCTTATTAAAATGGCAAAGCATGAAAAATTTGATTATGTATTAAATGTAGGCGATGAAATGGATCTCGGATCTCAGTCGCGTTGGGCAAAAGGCACAAAATTAGAATTTGCTGAAACACTTGATGAGGAACGCAAGTTAGGCCAAGAGATTCTTTATGATTTAGGAACGACAGACATTGTTAGATCAAATCACACAGATCGCATTTATCAGACTTTACTTAAGGGTGCGCCATCACTTATTGGATTGCCTGAATTGGCTTATGACAAGTTTATGGATTTCAGTAGCTTAGGGATACGATTCCATAAGAGAGCATATGAGTTTGAAAAGGGCTGGTATTTGGCTCATGGCGACGAAGGCAACATGTCCAAGCATGCAGGTATAACAGGCCTTAATTTGGCCAAGAAATGGGCTAATAGCGTGGTTTGTGGGCACTCGCATAGGCAGGGTGCAGTCCGACACCAAACTGGCTTAAACGGCCGTTATTCAACGATTTGGGGCATTGAGGCCGGTCATCTTATGGACATGCGCAAGGCTAGTTACCTAAAATACAATTCAGCCGATTGGAATATGGGCTTTACAGTTTTAAGTTTTGGCAAAAAAGGCCATCAAGTAGAGCTGATACCCGTTAATCATGATGGTTCATTTACCTATAATCGAAGGACTTATGGGGCGTGAAACCGATTATCGGGATAGGACGATTGATGACCATATCGACGATTTTGAGGATATTAGCGTTATCTAATCGTTATAAAACACGCCGTAATCGGCCTATCAAATAACCTTGATTTAGGCAACACTACATGCAAGGCACAAATTGTGCTACATGTAGGGAGCGACATGAAACTAGCAACAAACAGCAGACAAGCTGCTTTGGAATATGCAGATCGTGGATGGGCTGTAATGCCATTATTGCCTAAGAAAAAAGATCCACACTTTGATCTATGCCAAAGAGCTTATTTATCAGCTACAACAGACCAGAAACTAATTAACTTTTGGTTTGATTATGACAATAACATCAACATCGGTATTGCTGGGTATCAATCTGGCTTAGTTGTTTTTGATATTGATTATAGAAATGGTGGCGAGTTATTGCCAGAGTTTGAGCCAACATACACAGTTCAAACTGGAGATGGACTTCATTTATATTACAAAGCTAACAATGCTGATGTATTTAAGGGTAAGTTATTTGAAGGCATCGATATTAAATGGAAGGGTTATGTTGCAGCAGCTCCATCAATCCATCCGTCAGGTGCTACCTATACAGTTATAGACGACAGAGAGCCTGTTGTTGTGCCAAAAATAATCAGGGAGTGGGCAACGAAATGACATTTGAAAATGCAGTTTATTTATGTATTGGGTTTATTACCCTTTATTGGTTTGTAGCCTTAAAAATAGAGGATCGCAAACAAACACATTACTGGCGTGGCCGCAAAGATGGCTGGGAATTACATCGCCGAATGGTGCAAAACAAGTCAGATCAGGTTTTTGATTATGACAAAAACTGAGAAATTATTTGATGATGCCATCAGTCTTATCCACCAACGAGGATCACAATATGGTCATCCAATGCCACAGCACTCGCGTATTGCGCAGCTCTGGTCTGCTTATCTTGGTTATCCGATCACAGCAAATCAAGTTGCAGTTGCAATGGCACTCGTCAAAATCAGTCGTAGTGTTGAAAGTCCAGAAATTGACGATCACTACAAAGACGCGCTTGCATATATTGCGATTGCCAAGACCTGCCATGAAGCCATGCAGGACAATGATTTTGAATGGAAGGAATAATGTTTAATTTAGATAACTACGAAACAGTTGAATCAAGATTGGAAAAATGGCATGAGAAATACCCTGATAATCGTATCGAGACTGAACTCATTGAAGCGAATGACAAGCGGTTCATTGTATTTGCCAAGATATTCAAAACTGAAGCTGATCAGAAGCCATGCGCAACTGGTCTTGCTTTTGAGATCATTACGGAAAAGGGTGTTAATAGCACTTCTGCATTGGAAAATTGTGAGACTTCAGCGATCGGTCGTGCGCTCGCAAATGCTGGTTTCGCAGCTAAAGGCAAACGCGCTTCGAGAGAAGAGATGGCTAAGGTAAATAATAATCAGCCAAATGAGTATGAAAAGAAATTACAGGAAAGGCGTTACGGATCACCGGGATCTAAATCCGCAGCTGTTGAGGATGCTTTAAGAGCTTCATTTGCAGTTGAGAATAAGCAAGATGATCCACAGGCTTGGTCTGTTGCTGAGGTTGTGGACTCTATTGGTGCATCAACGCCTAATGAACCGCCAGCATGCGAACATGGTCATATTCTTAAGCAAGGCATATCTAAAACAGGTAAGCCATATTATGGATATGTTTGCAAAGGTAAAGTCACCGAGCACGCTAAATGGGCAAAGATGACAGCCAATGGTAAATGGTTCTTTGAGGGGGTCGAATAGTGGGATACATAGCCTTCATAAACGGAAAAGGACTTCAAGTTGTTATGGATGATAATGGTGTGCATTTAGAAGAATCGATTATCAAATGCCAAGTGTGCGATGATGACCGAATCTTTAAGGATGGCACATGTTTCAAATGCCACGAATTGATCAATTATGACGAATCCAACTAGATTCAAATGTAATGGTTGCAAACGCAACACAGAGTTCTTATGGCTTGATGCTACCGATATGCCAGATGGTTTCAAGTTATATCAATGTATGGATTGTGGATGCGTAGGAGTTAAGAATGTCGTCGAAGCATTGGATGTTCCTGACTCAGATATTGCTAGATATGAAAAGTGTGGTATGTGGAAGTTTGCAGCCAAAGCGTGCCACACATGCGAATTGATTGGAGCGAAATGAAGGAAAGTGATGAGCAATACACCCCCAAATGGATATTTGACGCATTAAATGTAAAGTTTGATTTAGATGTTTGTGCGCCAGAGGGTGGAGTTGAATGGATACCAGCAAACAAACATTATTCACTTAAGGATAATTCTTTAAATCAAACATGGAAAGGAATGGTTTGGATGAATCCACCTTTTAGTGAGGCCAAAGTCTGGTGCGACAAATTTATTCGGCACAACAATGGAATCGCACTTGTTCAAATGAGCAAATCTTACTGGTTTAAACAATTATGGGATCATGCAGATGCAAATATCCTAATTTTATTACCAAGCATGAAGTTTATTAAACCAGATGGCAAGTTAAATAGCGTTTACATGCCAGTTTGTTTAGTTGCGATGGGATTGCGTGCGAGGAATGCACTTGCTAATTCTGGACTAGGAAAAGTGCGATAATGCCAACATATGAATACAGCTGTAGAGAATGCGGAACCTTCGGATCTGTGCATAGGACTTACAAAGAGGATGATCCGGGTATGGATTGCCCTAAATGCAAGATTGCTATGAATAGGCTGTACTCAGCACCGGGCTTAGTTTTCAAAGGTGATGGATGGGCAGGTAAATCTAAATGAAATTCGCTTATGCTGATCCACCATATTTTAAGCAAGGCAAAAAGCATTATGGCAAATTGCATGATCAGGCTGAAGTTTGGGATGGCAAGCAAGCACATTGGGATTTGATTGATCGCTTAATGACTGAATATCCTGATGGATGGGCTTTATCATGTAATCCTGCTGATTTATCATGGATGATTAAATATGATGATATTCGTATTTGTGCTTGGACTAAGACATTTCATCAAATAAGACCTACAACTGTTCAATATGCTTGGGAAGCTGTTTTACTGTTTGGTGGTCGTAAAAATAACAAGCGTAAGCCTATGATTAGAGATTGGATGGCTAGTTCAATTGCTATGCGTAAAGGTCTAGTAGGTGCAAAGCCTTTAGCATTTAATTTATGGATATTGGATTTGCTTAATTGGCAACAAGGCGATCAATTAGATGACCTATTTCCAGGCACAAATGGAATGGCTGAAGCAATAGAAATGAGGCTAAGTTTATGAATGGCTTTGATGAACAATGGATCGACACCGATGATTTACGCATCACGACATGCCGTCTGACCTGCGGTTTTGTTAGGTAGGTATTGACACATATGATACGCTCTAGGACGCATTCGCCCTCAAGGCGAAAAGGCGAGCCGCGCTGCGGTAAGCTCGCAAGGTGCACGCTAGTTGGGCTCGCTCTATTTGTAGCACAAATTGTTGGCCTTGAAAGAGCTGAATCTCAAACAATAAAAGTTAATACATTAAAACAAATTACATTTCATAAGATGAATTACAACTTTGAACAGTTTTACTGTTTAGATGAGATTGTATATAAAGAATAAAGATGGAACTACAAAGCCAAGAATCCTAAGTCAAGTGCTTATGGTTTATTTCAGATACTTAAGAGTAAAGAGAAAGATCCTATTAAACAGATTGATAATGGATTGAAATACATAAATGCAAGGTATGATGGATGCGCGTGTACTGCGCTCGCACACCATAAGGCTAAGGGTTGGTATTGATGGGTAAGTCAGCTATTGGAACAAGGCATTGGAATGACAAGATCAGAGTTAGTAATTGGAAATGTAATTGTGTCAAATACTGGCTGAGGGAAAGCTCTTTGAGCAATATATCTATCAGCTACTGCCTGAGCATCTGTGGCATCATGTAATACTGAATTGATTGTTTCAGCCTTATATCCATAAGTTGCAATTGATGATGCGCTAGTAGCTGTTGCCTGTGAATTAAAATTATTGCCATAATTGATGTAAATGTCATTTCTAACATCACCAGCCCGCATGGTTGTTTTTAAGCCTTTACCAATTGCATGACCAGCATCTAATTCAACATAACCATTAGTTAAAAGATAGTTTTGTCTGTGGTCTGCATCGGCATATCCAACATTTCCTTGATTATCCTCATATAAATATCCAAATGCTGAATTGGCTATTTGAGCTGCTATGTTGTAAATCGTGTCTGGATTTGAAGCTCTGTTTTCCATTTCATAAAGACCGGGAGTATCAATTTCTCCTAATCCAACATCTTGAGCATTAGCCCAAGTTTCAGTTGCATTATATGTAGCCCAAGTTTCGCCAGCTGGTACTTCATTCCATGAATTCAATAATAAATCATCTAATAAATCTAAAATTTGATTACCATCAAAATCTTGAGATAAAGAATCGTTAAATATAGTTTTGGCAAGTTTAGCCAACGATCCAACTGCAATAATGTTATATCTAATTTCAGTTCCAGCAGCACCGGCATTTCCAACTTCAACTGACAAATCTGTTATATTGCCACCAAATAGGCTTACATAAGCGTTGCTTGAATTCTTAACCTGTAAAGCAATTCCATCATTTATGTCAAATGAATAAGTTTGGTTATTTAATGCCACAATTGTAAATTGAGCATAGGATGCAACAGGTTGTGTGTAAATATCTCGACGACCAGCATTGTGAGATAATCCGGCAATTGTTACATTTGTGTAATCAACTCCATTAACTGTCAATTTCCACGATGGAGTAAATACTGTCATAATCCGCCCGGTACTCCATAAATGCTAGTTCCTCTAGCAGATGATTGTGTTGAAATATCAGTTAAAACTCTGTTTAATCCTTCAGGATCTACTACTGCACCTGATACATAAACATTTGTAACATTTCCAGCCTGACCAAATGGCGTTCCTGCAAATGGAACTGCGGTTGGAACTAACGCTCCCGCTTGTCTTTCTAATACAGCAAACTCGGCTGTTAGTTTGTCAAATTGTTTCTTGTCTGCTGATCCACTAATTCCACCTGTAATAACCTGGTATTAGAGATCTGTGAAAGCATTATTAACTCTAGGTAGACGATCAACTAAATATTTAGCATTTGTTGCACCTAAAACATCAATGCCACCGCCAGCACTACCGCCACCACCGGCTCCACCACCTACTCCACCGCCACCAGTAAATCCAGTACCGGCACCAGTTCTACCAGCTCCAGCAGTTCCTAATCCAGCAAATCCACCACCACTACATCCACCGCCACCCCCAGTTCCGATTTTACCAATTGGGGCAATATCTGAACCTCTAACTTTATTTAATCAACTAATAACTAAGTGACTTGCATCAATAATGAATTTTAATACTGCAGTAATTGCTC